TAGCTTCTAATGACCTCTGGAGGGGCATCGTAGGTGCGGAATATCTTACGGACATGGGTTAGGTAGTGTGTGTTCATCTCACCCCCGCCATGCAAGTAGTACACCGATACCGCCAAAGATAACGATGGCTAACACATACTCAACTAGCGTTTGAATAATCTTACTTTTCATTTAGTTCTCCTTAAAGTGGGGGACTAAGCTCCCTGTTGATTTAGCCATTCCAATACTCATTGAACGACATTGGTTGTGCATAAGTGTTCCATGCTTCACGATTTGGAAAGACTGCGTAAATATCCATCCAGTTTGTTGTTTGACCAATTTCAAGAACTTTGCCATCAGCAAGCTGAAAGCATTTACTGCGATTGTCAAAAACACGATGACCTTGAATTTGCTCTGCGCCATTCATGTCAGGGCGTGAAATTGGACGTTCTGGTTGAACTACATTAGAGTTCTTTTCTTTCCAGTTTGCCAAGTACGATTCGTATGCGTTGCTCATTTACTTTTCCTTAATTACCCACTTACGTTTTGTTATGGGCTGACGCAAGTATAGCAAAGTAAACAGACTAAACAAGCTATTTATCTAGGTGTTTACCCTAAAAACAACAAATAATTTATTTGCTACAATGTTTAGATGGATAAACAAACCGCTACCACACTTGCTGGCTCACAGAGTGAGCTTGCTCGTATCCTCGGCATAACTAGGGCTGCTGTCTTTCATTGGAAGACAATCCCTAAACTACGCATTTATCAACTAAAAGAACTCAGACCAGAGTGGTTCAAATGACACAAGAAGCAGTAATCAGAGCATTACAAAACGGCCCACTTACATCTTACCAACTAGAGGATTTAACAGGCATACCAAGATTGTCCATTGCAGCTTGTTGCACAAAGATGAGTTACAAGAAGAAGCTAAAAATTGGAAAAATTAAGATGGGACGTTCTTGGGTATCTCAGTACACGTTAGAGCCACACATGATTGAATCTACCAAGGCTGCCAATGATGAGCCTTACGACAAGCTAAACCCCTTTGACATTCGCAATGCCAAGGGTATCTTTAGCAAAGCTGAGTATGCGGTAATGAACGCACAAGCTAAAAGATTGCTTGGCAGACCAGTTGCAAATGAAATTACAAACAATCAGTTTATCTAGTATAATTTTTTGAAACACGGCTAAGTACGAAGTCATGAGCGTACTGAAAAGAGTTAACCCTTCTCCTGCCGCAGTTTCTTTCAAAGGGTGTTTTAAAAAGCGGTATTTATATGCACTACTATCAGCATCATATTGGTGATTTCATCAAGGACACATCGTTCTTGACCAATGAAGAAATCGGTATTTATCTCAAGTTAATTTGGCTTTACTACGACTCTGAAAAGCCATTGCCAAACAATTTATTTGAACTTGGAATGAAGACAGGGACTAGGGACAATCAAGAAGTTCTAGAGGGTCTTTTAGAGATGTTCTTTATTCTCGATGAGCAGAATAAATGTTGGAATCACACTAGATGCGACAAAGAACTTGAACATTACAAACAACAATTAACTACTGCATCTAAGGCTGGAAAAGCATCAGCACTCAAACGAGCGATGAACAGGAATCCAACGAGCGTTGAACAAGCGTTAAACGAGCGTTCAACAGATGTTCAACCAACCAATAACCAACAACCATTAACCAAGAACCAAGAGAAGAAGACACTCGGCAAACGCCTCGCTTCTGATTTTAGTTTTCCAAAAGAATGGGAAGAATTCTGTCAACAGACAAGACCAGAACTTAGCCCTGTTAAAACCTTTGACCAGTTTAAGGATTATTGGATAGCCCAAGCAGGTCAGAAGGGTGTGAAACTGGATTGGTTTGCTACATGGCGTAATTGGGTGAGAAGCACTAACGCACCAAAACAAAATCCCTACGATGTTGTGAGGCTCACAGTTCCATCAAAGAATGAGCCTAACCTTGCACTCGAGAAAATTAAAGCTGATGACAAAAAGGCAGTTCCTCCATCTTTAGAGGTTTTGGCAAAGATGGCTCAGTTAAGGAGTAGAGCATGAAAGTTCTACCTATTAACACTTTTGAAGTTGAGCCTTGGTTGCTTGAAAAACACTATGCCAAGCGTATGCCACAAATTATGTTTGCGTTTGGTCTTTACAAAGAGAATATTCTTGTTGGTGTGGTGACTTATGGAATCCCTGCTTCACCATCTCTTTGCATGGGAATCTGTGGAAAAGAATATACAGACAAAGTTTTAGAACTTAACCGAGTTTGTTTGTTGGAGAACCACAAAAACGAGGCATCATTTCTTGTTGCCAATTCAATCAAACTATTGCCAAAACCTAGCATTGTGGTTTCTTATGCTGACACCAGTAAGGGTCATGTTGGTTATGTTTATCAAGCGACAAACTTTCTTTACACAGGACTTTCAGCTAACAGAGTTGATTGGACAATAAAAGGACAAGAGCATAAACACTCAAAAACCATTAGTGATGGTTTGACGTTAGAAGAAATAAAAGAATTGCATGGTGATGATTTTTATTACACAGAGCGTTCAAGAAAACATAGATATATTTTGTTTCATGGCTCAAAGACTGACAAAAAAGTTTTGCGTTCTAAATTAAAGTATGAGGTTTTTCCGTATCCCAAAGGTGACTCTCAAAGATACGACTCTGGCACTTCTGTAAAAACACAACAACTTTTATTTGTATGAGCCATTACGAAGCAAAGACTGTTGAGGTAACTGATGATTTAGGTATTGTCAGATTTGCCAAACTTGAGGATATGCCTTACATCATTTCTTTGTCAAAAAAGGAAAGCGTCAGTTTAGGCTTTATTCCGAAAATGGCATACGAGGCTGCAATCACAGGAATTAAAACTGGTGACAGATGGAGTAATGTTTGCAATGACAAATTGTTTGTAATTGTTTGCAATGGTGATTTGGTAGGTTTTTGTTTAGCAAGTTTTGGAATACCAAACGCTATTAGCAAAAAAGGAAAGATTGCTCAGATTTGTTTGCAGACAGATGCAAGGAAGTTGTTGCGTGGCAGATTGCTCTTGGATACTGTTGTTGACTATGGCAAGACACAAGGCACTATGGCTTTTAGCGCAGGGTGTGCTGATGACCTTGAATCAAACATTTTCTGGAAAGCAATGGGTTGGATTTGCATTGCACAAAGATTTGGCATTTCACACAAAAATACATGGAAGCAAACGAGCAAACGTCTAATCAATGTTTACCGCTATGACCCTAGCGACTTTTTAATTTTATTATGAACAATTTTCAATGGCCTACAAATGACTCCAGCAGAATTGGAACACTTCAGAAACTGCGAAGCCCAAGAGTGGATACGCAGGTTCAACCAAAAGAAATTGACGATTGGCTCAAGCAAAGCGTTGCTCTGGTGGCAGGGAGTGTTAGGGGACTTGCAACGAATCAGAGGCGAATCCGCTACTTTGGATTTGAGGGAAAGAATGAACAGGATACGAAATGAGACACGCAGCCAGAGTTGACGCAAACCAAGAACAGATAGTTTCAGCACTCAGGGCAGCAGGGGCTTTCGTCTGGATTATTTCCTTACCAGTTGACCTTTTGGTTGGCTACAAGGGTCACACCTTTCTGGTGGAGATTAAAACAGACTCTAAAAAGCGTTTAACGAAGCTACAAGCCGACTTTTTCGAGAATTGGTCTGGTAGTACCTTGGCAAGAATAGATTGCCCAGAGGCAGCACTAAGAATGATTGGAGTAGTCAAGTGAAAGCACCCTACAAAGCCATCGAATACATCATTGAAAATTCATGCAAATATGCGGAAGCTAAAGCACAAAGAATCTACCTTGAGGAGTTTCGCAAAACCAAAAAGGCTCTGCTGATGAAGGATGCGTTAGCCAAAGGGATAGATTCTGCCGTGGCTCAAGAGCGTGAAGCCTATGCTCACATTGAGTATGCTGACTTGCTTAGGGGTTTGATGGTGGCCATTGAGAAGGAAGAAACTTTAAAGTGGATGCTGACTGCTGCTCAGATGAAAGCCGACATATGGCGGTCTGAGCAAGCAAGTGAAAGACTTGGCGTAAAAACCACAGAGTAGGGAAAATACTTAGATATATTTTTCAACAAAGTGTTGAGAAAACTATACAATGCACTCAGCCCAAGCAATTCGCAAGGGTACTTTTAAGGACTACAAAATGAAATACGAATTTGACACAACAACTGGTGAAGGCTCTGTAATCGTTACTGTCGTGATGACATACGAGACAGACGAAGAAGGCACTTACAACGAGAACATCGATGAAGTCTGGTTTGAGGGGCGTAACGTCATGGGTATCTTTACTGACAAGCAATTTCAAGAGTTAGAGATTGAGGGCTGTATGCGTCTTTCTAAGCACATCTTGGAGGAAGCTGACCATGCAAAAATCATGGCATACGAGCATCAGTAAACAGGCAGTTTGGCGACTAATTGTCGCTTTCCTAGTGGCGTTTTGGTCTGGAGTAATCTACTTAATAAGGTTTTTGTATGACTGAACTAAGTTTATTTGAGAAAGCAATGGGTTGGCGCAAGCGTCAAATGGTTAAAAGCCAAGTAGATAGAAACGAAATATTTGAAAAGATACGTAATGATGCCATTGAGGAAGTAGCTAAAGAAATAGAAAAATTTGATATGTTTGGCAAAGACACTATTTCAAGTTTTACTGTTGTTATTAGAAACATGAAGGTTTGTCCTCCATGCTACGGAAATTGTAACCAAGGCAGAAACTGCCCTGCGAGGAACACATGTCTAATGAAGTATTGAAGTTAGCATTAGAGGCACTTGAGCCACTTGAGTTTGTTGGCAAAAGAATGGATGGTGGCAACCCAAAGATAGATGAAGCCATTGCTGCCATCAAAAAAGCCTTAAAAGAACCATCATGGATTGGGCTAGATGAGGATGAGTTTGTTTATTTTTGTGCTTACGTCAATCACGAGATTCTTTCAGAAATTGAAAATGTTTTGAGAGATAAGAATGAACAACAGACCCAATAACAGGGAACGACTCCACTTGGCAAAGATTAAAGAAATGCCTTGTGGGGTCTGTAACGCTTCTGGCCCTAGCGATGCACACCATATTGTTCAGCATAATCAATACTTATGTATTCCTTTGTGCAAGGATTGCCATCAGGGTAGCTTCAACGGCATACACGGACAGGCTAGGATTTGGAAGGTAGAGAAGCTGGACGAGATGGATGTTTTAAATCTAACGCTTGCAAAACTTTTTAATTAGCGCACAATGGACGCACTCAGTTGCCATTGAGACTTTAGAGGGACTTGTTCCCTCTTTTTT